AAATTAGGAAATTTTATTTTATTTCCAGAAAGGAGGTTATCGTTATGCCTAAAAATAACGAAGTCAGAATTGACACTCTAGTTCAATTACCAAATCCAGGTCTGAAGTCTTATTTTGGCAGTGTCCAAGAAGGATCTTCTGACGTGGTCAGGGCTCCATTCGCTAACAAAATGGACCCACAGAAAGTTCTTCAAGAATGGTCTCATCACCTAGAAGCTATTCAGGATAGATGGCCTTCTCTTGTAGAATTTGAAAACGACCTAAAGGCTAAGGTCGGACCGATGTCAGTCATGAAACCGCTCTCAGAACGTATGGAAGATATCGATCATTACTATGATGATATTCACCTATCATCAACGCCTGTATCTGACAAAGCTGTTAAGGCTGTAATATCCGAGCTTAAACAGTGTAAAGGCCTAACTCCCAGAAGTCAACAAGTAACAGTTGACATGATGAAGAAGTCCACAAATTCTGGGCTCCCTTACTTCACTAAGCGTAAAGCTGTAACAAAGAAGACTCTATTTGTAAACACTTATCCGTCAAAGGACCAAGTCATATCTTTGATGAATATGGAGTCTGAAAGTAGACTTGGTTCACATGTTAAGATGTGGAACTCAGCAGCTGTCTTAGGATGGAGAGGACAAGAAGGAGGGCCATCTCCTGAAGATGTTAAGCAACGTGTGGTTTGGATGTTTCCATACTCTGTAAACATTAGGGAGTTGCAAGTATACCAACCATTTATTGAATGTTGTCAGAGATTCAATATCGTTCCAGCTTGGGTAAGCATGGATGCGGTCGACCAGCGTATCACTCGTATGTTTGATACAAAGGGTAAGGACGACGTGGTAATTTGTACAGACTTTTCTAAATTTGACCAGCACTTTAATCCTGATATGCAGGATGCAGCAAAGCAGATATTTGCTGCCGTATTGAATAAGTCGGCTCAATCCCTGCGCTGGTTAGATGAAGTATTCCCCATTAAGTACATGATACCTCTTATGTACAATTTTGGACAAGTCCGTTGTGGTATGCACGGCATGGGAAGTGGTTCAGGTGGTACCAATGCTGATGAAACCATGGCACACAGAGCCTTGCAATATGAGTGTGCCCTTGCTAATGGCTCACGGCTCAACCCTTATTCACAGTGTCTTGGAGATGATGGAGTCCTTACATTTCCTGGAATTACAGTGGATAAAGTAATACGTTCATATACTGCACATGGTCAAGAAATGAATGAGAGCAAGCAGTATGTGAGTAAACAGGACTGCGTGTATTTGCGGCGGTGGCACCATAAAGACTATCGTCACAAGGGAGTATGCGTAGGGGTATATTCAACATATCGTGCTTTAGGTAGGCTGATGTACCAAGAACGTTACTATGATCCTGAAATATGGAGTGAAAAGATGGTTGCTCTGCGACAATTATCTATTCTGGAGAATGTGAAGTATCATCCTCTTTGTGACCAATTCGCAGAATTTTGCATGAAAAGGGATAAGTATCGACTTGGAATAGATATCCCAGGCTTCTTAGACAATATTGAGAGCATTGCCACAGAAGCTACCGACCTCATGCCAGACTTTTTGGGATACACCAAAAGTATGAATAAAGATGCAGAAGCCGGCATCTCTAATTGGTGGATCGTACAATATCTGAAAGCCCATAAGTAAAGTTGG